CGCTCCCCTTCGTCTTCAATGTCTTCCAGCAGCTTCATGATCGCCTCCAGCCGCGCGGCGTACTTCTGCATCCCTGGCGCTACATCCGGCGTAGCAACAGCCACATCCGGCGTAGCGGCCCTCTCCTCGTCGCTCCGCATACTGCCTTCGCCGGTGAGCAGCCAATTCAGATTGACGCCTGTCTTTGCGATTGACGCAAGGGCGTCCATTCCTGGGCTTCTTTCGCCAGACTCATATCCCTTGATTGTTCGGAGAGGGACTCCGGTTTGTTCGCTGAAGGCGGCTTGTGTGAGGCCCAGGGCCTGCCGCCATTCGCGAATTCTGTCTTTTACATCCATTCCATACTTCCTTTGGAAAGCGCGGAATAAAAAGTGCCAACTTGAGAACCTTCCGCGCTTTACACAAACATACTGAAATCATTTAAAATACCGCCAAATCATCCATTTTTCAAAGTAACAACTAAGTGCGGAACGAAAGAAGGGGCTCGATTGGGCTTGACATGGTACTCATTTGAGCACTATGGTGGCTCCATGTTCCACAAAATGACACCAAATGGACCCCGTATGCGTACCAGACCAATGACTAGAGAGCAAGCACGAGATGAGTTTACCCGGCAAGGGATAACCATCCGCGAATGGGCAAAGGAACACGGCCTGCCTGAACGCACTGTATATGAAGTGTTGGCAGGTCGGAAAAAGGGTGTGAGAGGTGATGCCCATCGCGCGGCCGTCCTCTTGGGCATCAAGGACGGCGTGATCGTATGACCTCTTTGGATGCAAGAAAAATTGCTGATGCTCTTGGGGTGAGCAAGAGTGCGATAGATAAACGCGCTCTTCGCGAGTCCTGGCCGTTTACCGAAGCGACGTGTCGCGGCGGGCGCAAGCGTCTGTTCGACGCCGCGTCGCTTCCGGCCGAGGTGCAGCGCGCTCTTGCCATCCATGAAGCCCGTCAATCAGTTGAAATAGCCACCTCCACCCCCTCCAACCTTCCCGCGCCCGCCGCGCAGGTTCCCGCCGAGACGCGGGCGCTTGTGGCGGCGGTGCGGGAGGATGCGACGGACGTGCATGTGGGCATGCTGGTGAGCATGGACGAGGGCGACGCCAGACGGCGCAGCGAGGAGGCCATGCGGCGGTATCGGATGATCGAGCCGCTTCTATCCTTCCCACCGCGCACGAAGGGTCGCCGCGAGAAGGCGGAAGTGCTGGCCGAGGCCCACGGCGTTTCCACGCCGACCTTGTACCGCTGGGAGAAGCAGTACCGCCAGGGCGGGATAACCGCTCTTATGGACAAGGTCCGCACCGACAGGGGGCAGGCCCGGACGCTGATCTCCCAGAAATGGGAGACCATGGCGGCAGGGTCCGGCATACGCCGGGAGAAGCTGGCGGAGATCGCCGAGGAAATGTCCCTGGCCGTGCGCGGCCTCTGGGCGCAGGCGAACACATCCGTGCGGCAGGTGCAAAACCTCGCCAAGCCGGTGCTCTACAGACTCTCGGTGGCTGCCGGGATGCCCGAAGCGGTGGCGAAGCGCTGCTGCGGCGTTCCCCGGAAGTTTGTGGAGGCCGAGCGCAGGTACAACCTGATCCACACCTACACCCGCGACGCCAAGAGGTTTTACGACAACCACCAGACGCCCATTTACAGGACGCGTGAAAACCTCGCCCCCGGCGATGTTGTTTTCGGCGACGTATCGCCTTGCGACATCCCGGTCATGCGGCCCGACGGCAAGCTGGCCTGGGCGCGCCTGATCGTCTGGCAGGATGCGGCCACCAACATGATCCATGTGACCGGCTACCTGCCCAACAAGGGAACCGGCGTACGGCGGGAGCATGTGGCGCTTTCCTTCGCCTCCATGTGCGCCCATTCACCCTGGGGCATGCCGAAGCGGCTCTACCTGGACAACGGGTCGGAATACTCATGGACCGAAATGCTCGACGCCTGGCGCGAGCTGGTGGTCTTCTCCGGCGGTGTTTTCGGCGGAGTGCAGCTGAACAGCGACGAGGGCCGGATCATCCGCTCCCAGCCGTTCAAGCCGAGGGCCAAGAACCTTGAAGGCATTTTCTCCGCACTGGCATGGCATCTGGGCTGGCATCCGCTCTACGCGGGCGGCAACCGCATCGTGAAGCGCACCAGGCGGCTGGGCAAGGCTCCGGAAGCCACGCCGCTTGAGGATTTGAAGCAATTTTTCGCGGACGCGATCCCCTACTACCACGCCACACCGCAGGGCGGCGACCACATGAAGGGCCGCTCCCCTGTTCAGGTGCTCAGCGAATGGACCGAGCGCGGTTGGAGAAAAATGGCGGCCGACGAGGGAGCCCTGATGCTGGCGTTCTCGGACCGTAGTGAAAGGGTCGTGACCGCCGGAACGGTGTCCGCCGGAGGCTGGCGCTATTACCACGAAAAGCTCCACCAGTACGACGGTGAGAAGCTGCTCGTGCGCCATCCGAGGCACGACCCTTCATGCAGTTTTGTGTTCAACAAGGACTCTAAGCTGCTCTGCGTAGCCCGGCCCATGCCTGTTTACGACATGGCCGACCCGCAGGGTGCCAAGTACGCGGGCAAGCTGGCCAAGGAGGCCCGCAAGGCCGTGCAGATCATGGAGGGCGAAGTGACCTGGCTGGAGCCGAGGGAACTCATGCGTGAATTTGCCCAGCTGGCCGGTGTCAGGGAAGCCATTGAAGCCACCAAGGTCGGAGCGGGCAAGATCAGCGTCACCCCTGAGGCTCAAGAGATGTATGCCAACCGCCATAAGGCGCTCGAACAGACGCTGACCATCGCGGCCAAGTCACAGGATGCTGAGAAGCTCTCTCTGAATCGCTGGGGGGTAAAGGAAGACCCGGCGGTCGAGGCTCTAAGGGCGCAAGGCTGGTAGGTCGCAGTTATGGAGGAAGGCGTGGGAATCGCAGGACTTAGATCAAAGGATGTTCCGGTCGGACCGGCTGGCCATCTCCTGAAGCTCGGAAAAAGAGAGCGGGCGCTTCAGCTGCTTAATGAGGCGTTCGACTGCATCGACCATCATCCCGGTTTCTTCTTTCGCCTTGGCGTCGCGGTCGATGTGGTTCTGCCCGAACTGCAAGTTCAGAAATGTTTCGAGCGAATAGAGCGAGTCCAGCAAGTGTTCGCGGACGGGCGACTTGTGCTCGCGGATTGCGAGAAGGAGAGCGCTGTACTCCATGCGCAGGTTGATCAGCACATCAAGCACCAGAACGTGTTGTTTTTCGAGTTCGCTGAGGCGGGCAACGAGGTCCGTAATGTCTTTCTGGGTATCCATGACCATCCTGATACCCCTGCACATAATTGAAGGCAAGTTTTGTAATTCATAACCAAGGAGGAAGATGTGGAAATCGCTGAAACCAAGTTTGTGCGCGAGGCGCTGGCCCTGGCTGCGCTGCTCAAGGAAACCCCCGGAGCGTCCGTCGGTGAGATCATCGGCGAGACCGGCACCGGAAAGACGGTGGCGGCTCGCGCGATCATGACCAACCACGGCGCGATGAGGGTTTGCGCCTACGAGGGGATGAGCCGTTACGCCCTTCTCGGCGAAGTGACTGCCGCCGCCGGGATTGAAGGGCCGTCCACCAGATGGATGCGGATGCTTTCCGAGTGGGGTCCGAGCCAGACCGAGCGCCCGATCCTGATCCTGGACGAGGCGAACAAGCTGCGCTGGCAGGCGCTGGAAGCCTTGCGCTACCTCGCCGACGAATGCGGCTTCGCGGTGCTCCTGGTCGGAACCGAAATTTACGAGCGCCAGTTCGTGAGCGCCAAGACCCGGCCCCTACTGCTGCAGCTCGGGCGCAGGATCGGAGCCAAACGCGCGCGGATGGGACACCTCGACCGCGCCGAAACCTTCACCCACGTGCTCAATGCCCGCTTTGGCGATGTGGACCGCGAGACGGCCACCAAGTTCTGGCAGGGCTGCCGCAAAGGGAACTGGGGTGAGGCGGTGGAGCTGGCCGAAGAATGCCTGCGCATCTGCCGGGCGAACAACGTCTCCGCCCTGACCATGCCGGTCCTTGAGGCGGCGCTGACCTGGACCGCCAACCGCAGAGAGGTAGGGGCGGCCTGATGCTCACATTAAATGAGATTTGCGCGGTGCTTGGCTGCTCGAAGCCTGCCGCCTCGCTGCTCAAGAATGGGAAATACGACAGGAACGGAGATTTGGTGAAGCGATACCAGGCCCTCATGGAGGCCATGGACAAGGGGCGCGAAACCCCGCTGGACCAAATCTGCATCGAATGCCCCCGACAGAACTGCGAAGGCTGCAGGGTGGCGGAACTCAGGGGATAGCCCGCAACAGTCAAGGAGAATCACATGCTGCAGAGAAGCGATACCGGACGCAGGACAGGGAACCAGGCTTTCACCGCCATGCCGAACGGACCGATCTCCGGCGAGGCGCACCGGCTTGGCGTGGAACTCAAGATTCTGGCGCAGAAGGCCGGAAGCGCCCACGAGGAGCTGGTGATCATGGGAAACAACATGCTGGCGCTTGCCGAGCGGATTGAAGGCTTGGAGGGTGCAACACTGAAACACTTTGAAGGGAGCGAAAGATGAGCAAGCGGATCAAGCCGCAGAGCGAGATCATCACCACGGTCGAGCAGGCAAAGGTGGCAATGGCCGAAATGGCGGAGATCGAGCGCAGCCTCGCCGCCATCGAGGCGGACATGAACGAGAACATCGACATCGTGAAGCGCAACGCGGACGCCGAAGCCGCTCCGCACCAGGAGCGCAAAAAGGCCCTGGCGACGGCGCTGAATGGATTCGCCGAGGTGAACAGGGGCGAACTGTTCACCAAGCGCAAGAGCCTGGAACTACCGCATGGGGTGATCGGGTTCAGGCAATCCACGAGCATCGTGGCCAAGGCCAAGGTCAAGATGGCCCAGGTTCTTGAGAAGCTCAAGGACTTGGGATGGGGCGAGGCCATCAAGACCTCGGAGACCGTGAACAAGGAAGTCATGCGCGAGTGGACGGACGGCAAGTTGGAGGCCGTCGGCATGGAGCGCAAGACCAAGGACCAGTTCTACATCGAAGTATCCGCCGAAGCCCTCAAGGGTGAAGCGTAACAACCACAAGGAGAAAAGGAATGTCTCTCACCAAAAGCGAAATCGTTCAGGCCGTAGCCGACAAGTCGGGACTGACCAAGGCCCAGGCCACAGGGATCGTCGACACCGTGCTGCGCACCATGGTCGACGGGCTGCGCTCCGGCGAGTCCGTCAACCTCCGCCACTTCGGCACCTTCAAACCGGTGACGCGCAAGGCCCGCGAGGGCCGCAACCCCCAGACCGGTGAGCCGGTCATGATCCCGGAGCGCCAGGCCGTGACCTTCAAGGCGTCCAAGTCGCTGCTCATGGATGAACTGTAAGGCGAAACCGCCCTTTTGGGCGGTCGTCCCGGCCAATCGGCGACCGGGGCCTGATGAGCCAGCCGAAAGGAGAAAACCGATGGAAGAGAAGATTATGGATGCAATTGGCGTGGTGTTTACCGGGTCGGACAGCGACGGCGGCCTGTGGGCGCGTATCGACGCTGACGGGAATGTGGTTCCCGATCCCGGACAGGCGTTTTTCGACACCCATCCCGTCTGGGGTGGCATCAAGGACGTCGTGATCGACGGACAGCACATGGTGCTTATTCCCGCGTTCTACATCAAGCGGACCCGGCTGACGGCCGGAGAGTATGCTGGCAAGCATGCCTGGCTGATCAGCGACAAGCCTCTGGACGGATTCTCCATCCATCCGGCCTTCCGCCGTGATGGTGGCGACCTGCAGCAGGTGTTCGTCGGCAAGTACCAGGCCAGCATGGACGGCTCCAAGCTCTCTTCCGTTCCTGGAGTCAAGCCCGCTGTCAGCCGGAGCCTGACGCAGTTTCAGGCCGACGCCGCCGCGCGCAACGAGGGCGATGTCGAGGGCTTCATGCTCTGGAGCGCCTACCAGTGGTCCGCGATCCAGTGGCTCTACCTGGTGGAGAACGCCACCATGGACAGTCAGAGCAAGACCGGTCGCGGCCGCGTGGACGCCTGGGGCAAGGGTGCGGCGGAGGTTGACGCCGAGGATGTGGCACAGGCCACCTATCGCGGAATCGTCGGCCTTTGGGGCAACGTCTGGCAGTGGATCGACGGGCTCAAAACCGATGATGGTGAAATCTGCCTCTGGGATCGCGACGGCCGCCAGGCTTGGGTCGAGACCGGCCAGATTTCCGACTCCGTTGACGATCCGGTTTTCCCCGTGACGTTCATGGACGACAAGGCGGACGGATACGACCTCGGCGACCTCTTTATCGTGGACTTCGGCGCTGATGAACAGAGCGAGTCCACGGCTCCCGACTGGCAGTATTGGGACAGCTATCGCGAGTACTTCCCGGTCGTGGGCGGCTACTGGGGCAACGGCGCGTCTGCGGGGCTGTGGGGCGTCTACTGCCACTACGCGGCGTCGTACTCGAGCACGAGCGTCGGTGCGCGCCTGGCGAAGGAGTAATGTGTTTTGACCCTCGGGTCATGATGTGGCGGGCGAAAGCCCGCCTGTTGAAAGCGAAACCGCCCTGAGTGGGCGGTCGTTCCGGAGAGACGGCGACCGGGGCCTGATGAGCCAGCCGAATGAAAACGAAATGCCGTAAAGCGGCTTGGGAGAAACATGCAAATAACGCACCCGCAGACTTTGGTGACCGCGCTTTTCCTCGGAGCCTATGCCCTGGGATTCCGCTACGGCGTTCCGGCCGCGATGCTTCCGTGGCAGGTGAGGACGTGGGTATGTCTGGTCACGCTCCTGTTCGGGGCTGTGAAGAGTTCCGGGATGCCCTTGGCCCTCGCCCTTTGCGCGGACTGCATAGCTCTGCTGGTCATGATCCAGGCTGACGACAAGGTGACCCTCGCCGTGTTCGCGTTGACGATGATCGGCGCTTACTCCTTGAGGCCGTAGCCTGGGCGCGGAGGAGTCAATGACCCAGGACGAGAAGAAGCACGAACTGCGCAAGGCTCTTGCCGACTTTTTTACGAACCCGGCGGTGCTTGCGATGTGGCGTGGCCACATCAAGCGCAAAGGTCTGAGCTCGGAAGACGCCGAAGAGGTTGTCGGATGGCTGAAACTCTGGGCGAATGGAGGCAGTAAATGAAAAAGAAGCCGATAACGCCGCGCAGGCGAACCCTGCTCCATATAGCACACAAGGCTGCGGACCAGCTTGGATGGGACGACGACATGCGCCGCTCCATTCAGGAAACGCATACCGGGCATAGTTCCTGCCGGGATATGAGCGACGCACAGCTGGCCAGATGGTGTTGGAAGCTCAAGGACATGGGCGCGGACATCTACGTTCCTGATCCGGCTCCGCGCGGCGGGCAAGACCTGACGAAGCCGACCACTCGGCAGCTCGCCCAGATTGAACAGCTCGCTTTTGAGCGCGGATGGGAGGACGGGCTGAATGACGGGCGTCTGCGTGGATTTGTCAAGCGCACGGCGGGCGTCGACGATGTCCGCTTTGCCAACAGGAAGCAGGCAACCGCCATCATCTCCGGCTTACGACGCTGGAAAAAGCAAGAGGAGTCCAAGTGATCGAACCGAAGCTGAACACGGAACACGCGCAAAAGCTGGAAGAGCTGCTTCCCGCGAGCGTGAGGGAGCTGGCCGAGCATATCGGCCTGGACTTCGCCTTGCGCGTCGTGGAGAAGCTCGGCGGAACCACCCTGGACGTGCCGAAGGGAGACATTCCCGCAGGTATTGCCCGCATAGAGTGGCTTGGCGAGGTTCTCGGCGAAGATGTCGCCGCAGCTTTCGTGCGCCACTATGGTGGCAGTCGCGGGTTCTATATCCCGCGCTGCCAGGCTGCCGTCGCGGCCATGCAGGACTTGTCGATCCAGAAGCGCTTTGACGACCTCTCTGAACAAGGTTTGTCGGCCCGTACGATCGTGGCCATGCTGGCTGTCGAGTTCAGCCTGACCGACAAGACCATCTGGCGCGCCCTGACGAGGGTTCCCGGTGGCGAAAAGAAGGACGGCGGCAGGTCGCAGCAGATTGGCCAGCTGCCCTTGCCTCTGTGATGAAAGGAGTGTGAAGTGGGTAAGGTTGTTGATTTTAACGACTACAAGAAAGGCGTCGCCACATCCTACACCGTGAAACCAAGGAATCGCCGGTGCGACCACCCACGGTTGCTCGTAAATGACCAAGCCCATACCGTGAGGTGTGAAAAGTGCGGGGAGGAGGTCGACCCGTTTTGGGTTCTCCTCCAGTATGCCGACAGGCAGCGCAGAACGGAACTGCAGGCCAAGCGCTATGAGGCAGCCTTGTCCGAGTTCCAGAAGATCAAAAGCGAGTGGAGCCTGACGCAGCGCGAGCGCAGGCGTATCGAAAAGGTCATGAGCGAAACGACCTTGTGATCTGGGGATAGCTTTTCCGAGAAAAGTTCTGTATCAAAAAGCCAAGGCCAAAGCCTTATATCAGCGGGAGTCGCAAGCATAGTCTTGTGGCTCCCGCTGAATGCTTTCTACGCTCGCCCCGCCGCATATTGCCGTATCGTGCGGGCATGAAAAAGAATTACAATCCCCCCCCTCAAATTTTCGATGCCGCGTTCCTCTTGATTGTGGCTGCCGAGGGTGGCGAGAAGGTCTCGGACGACCCTCGCGACCCCGGCGGCCTGACCAAGTGGGGCATTTGCCAGCGCTCGTATCCCGATCTCGACATCCGCGCCCTGACCGAATCTGACGCGCGCGAGATTTACAGGCGGGATTATTGGGATGCCTGCAAGTGCGACGAGCTTCCCTGGCCCCTTTCCCTCTACGTCTTTGACGCCGCCATAAACCAGGGCGTATCCGCTGCCGCGCGGATGCTCCAGGAGGCGGTTGGCGCGACTGTGGACGGCAAGATCGGGCCGAAGACTCTCGCCGCCGCAAAGTCCCACCCGGAATGGCGCGCGGCCAGGTTCATGGCGCTGCGCGCGATGCGCTACAGCCAGACGAAAAACTTCGACCGCTTCGGCATGGGCTGGCTGACGCGGATATTCGCTCTCGCCCAGGAGGTATGATGCTTCCCTTTGTTGGAGACCTGATCTCTGCCGGGGTCGACCTCATCAAGGGGTACTTCCCTCCGGACATGACTCCCGAGCAGAAGGCCGAAGCCGAGGCCAAGCTCGCACTACTGCAGCAGCAGGCCGTGGCGCAGGCCATGTCTTTCCAAGCCGACATGGAAAACCAGCTCACCGAGCGGCTGAAAGCCGACATGAGCAGTGACAGCTGGCTGTCCAAAAACGTGCGGCCTCTCGTCCTGATCTATCTGCTGGCTGCATGGACCATCTTTGCAGGCTTCTCTTTGTATCAGCACGATGTTTCCCCGGCCTACGTGGACATGCTCAAGCAGATGCTCATGGCGGCCTTCGGGTTCTACTTCGTCTCTCGCGGGGCGGAAAAGATCACGACCATTCTCAAGGGCGGCGGGAGCAGGAAATGACCGAAAGGCAGTTGCTGTTCGCAGCAGGACTTATGGTCGCCTGGAGCGGCTTTCTCGTGGGCATACTGCGGGCGCTCGTCTCCAAGATGGTAAGCGACATGGAAAAGCGCCAGGCCGAACAGGCGAAGGAGCTGGCACAGATCAGACGCGAGCAGCAGTGTTGCCGATCCGAGCTGGCCATCAACTTTCAGCGCAGGGAAGACTCCATCCGCGAATACACGGCCCTGAACGTGAAACTAGACCGGCTCTACGAGCTGATGGCCCGGAGAAACAATGAATGAGTTTGTAGATATCGCCAGGGCGGAGCGGGAGACCCTTCGCTGGGTGCTTCTCTATGCGCTGTGGCATGCGCGCCCCTATGGCACCACGGAAATGGTGCTTATGAGGACCGCCCAGGACGTCCCGCTGGCGGTGACTCCCGACCTGGTCCGGCAGGAGCTTGCAAGTCTGGAAAAGCGCGGGTTGCTGACGATCAGCAAGGGGCCTGTCTGGAAAGCCGAGCTGACCGCCGACGGTGAGGACGTGGTGGACCACCGCGCGCCGTGTCCCGCAGGCGTCGCAAGACCTCCCAAGTGGTAAGCGGCATGGCAAGGAAATCCACAGTCCAGCAGCTTTCACCGGAGATACGGTCCTATCTGGAGCGGCGGATCGTCGAGGGCAGATTGACGCTCGACGAGCTGATCGCAGACCTGCAGGACAAGTTTCCCGACGAGGCCGCTCCCTCCCGCTCCGCCGTGCATCGCTACGGAAAGAAGCTGGAACGAAAGCTCTCGGCCATCAAGGCGAGTACGGAAGCCGCGAAGCTCATTGCGGAGAGCGCGCCGGATCAGGCGGACCTCAGGTCCGCAGCTGTTATCAGTCTGGTCCAGTCGGAACTGTTCGATGCGATGGTGTCGCTGCAGGAGGCCGAGGAAGAGTCCGACGCCGGAGCGCGTGTCAAGCTGCTCTCCCAGGCCGCCAAGGCTATCGCGGAGGTTTCCAGAGCGTCTGTGGTTCAAAAGCGCTGGCAGGACGAGGTGGCCGACAAGCTGGCCAAGATCGAAGAGGCCATGCAGGACGATGCTCGTTACGACGCATACACATTCAATCGCATCAAGGAAGAGCTGTATGGCAGCTAATGTAAAGCCCATTATGAAATATCCCGGCGGAAAGAGGTGGCTGGCAAAAGACATTGCCGCCATGCTTCCGCCGCATCGTTGTTATGTGGAGGTCTTTGGTGGCATGGGGGCCGTGCTCCTGGCGAAAGAGCCCTCTCCTGTCGAGGTGTACAACGACGTCGACGAGGGGCTGGTGACGGTCTTCCGCGTCGCACGGCATCATCCCGACGAGCTTTCCAAGGAGCTTCGGTACTGCCTCTTTTCCCGTTCCGAGCGCCTGCACTGGCTGGAGTCTCCGGGCGAGACGGACATTCAGCGCGCCGCGCGGTGGATCGCTGCACGGTGGACCGGCTTTGCCGGGCTGGCCGGTCGTGGCTTCCATGTGTCCAGGTCGTGCGCTGCCGCATCGCGGGACACGCTGATCAAGAACATCATGGCCGTATCCGATCGCCTGGCTCGGGTGTCGATAGAATGCCTCGACTGGCGGCGGCTGATCGACCTTTATGACCACGCCCCTTCGGGGGGGGGGGGGGTAGTCTTTTTCCTGGACCCTCCCTACGCGGACGGCGACCAGAAGCTGTACGCGAGCGGCGGCATAGACCATGCCGAGCTTCGGGAGCGCCTGCGTACTGTTAAGGGTAGCTGGATTTTGACCTACGGGGACCATCCGCTGATCAGGGAGCTGTATGCGGATTGCGAGATCGTGGAGCGAGAGCGCTGGAGGGGTATAAACAATGCAGCCCGCAAGCGCTACGTTGAACTTTTAATCAGGCCGAAAGAATGAGCGAATCAGTCCTTTATCCGTACCAGCGCAGATACCTGAACGACACCTCCAGGTTTAAGTCGGGCATGTGGAGCCGTCAGACCGGCAAGACATTCACGACCACCCTGGAGGCCGTTCTGGACTGCCTTGACGCGGAGACGCAGGGCAAGTCTCGCCGATGGACCATTCTGTCCGTCAGCCAGGCCCGCGCCCTGGACGCCATGGACAACGGCGTGAAGCTCCACCTGCGCGCGTTCAAGGCCGGTTTCGAAGCGTTGGCCGTCCCCTTCGCCGCGAACGAGCTGGCCTTCGAGGTTAGGCTTCCCAAGGGGAGCCGCATACGGTGCGTGGCCGCGAACCCCGACACCGCGCGAGGTATGACGGAAAACCTCATTCTTGACGAGTTTGCCCACCATAAGGACAACCGGGCGATATGGAAGGCCCTCTTCCCCGTCATATCCCGCCCCGACCTCAAGCTGCGCGTCATATCCACGCCCGGCGGAGTCGGAGACAAATTTCACGAGATCATGACCGATCCCGAGTCGGTCTTCTCCCGGCACATTGTGACCATCTACGACGCCGTCGCCGACGGGCTCCCGCGAGACGTCGAAGAGCTGCGACGGGGCATGTCCGACCCGGAAGCCTGGGCGCAGGAGTTCGAGTGCCAGTTCGTCGACGCGGCCTCGGCCTGGCTCCCTTATGAGCTGGTCGGCAGCTGCGAGGACGAGGAGGCGGGGATTCCCGCAAAGTACTCCGGCGGCCATTGCTTTGTGGGGATGGACTTTGCGGCTCGCGGCGACCTGACCGTCATCGCCGTGCTGGAGATGGTCGGAGATGTCCTTTGGCTGCGGGAGCTGGTCGAAATGCGCCGGACGTCCTTTGCCGAGCAGCTGTCCGCCCTGGACAGGATCATGAAGGAATACCGGGTCTCCCGCGCCGCGCTCGACCAGACGGGTCTCGGCGAGATGCCCGTCGAAGAGGCAAAGCGTCGCCATGGCCAGTACCGTGTCGAAGGCGTCCTGTTCTCCGCAGTGCGCAAGCTCGACATGGCCACCGCGCTCAAGGAGCGCATGGAGGATCGCTCGCTGCGGATTCCGCCCCGGCCCGAGTTGCGGTCGGACCTGCATTCCGTCAAGCGCGAAGCCAGCCCGACCGGAGCGCCGAGACTGATCGCCGAGCGGACCACGGAAAGCGGCAGAAGCCACGCGGACAGATTCTGGGCCTTGGCTCTGGCCGTCTCGGCGGCCGTGGAGCCGTCACCTGTATATGCCTATGAAACGGTCAGCCGGAGAACCTGGCGCGGAAGCGAGGATAATGAACGATGGTAGTAGATAAGAAGACACTGAAGTCCGAGGTGGCCTCGGCCGGGTTGACCGGCATACGGCAGGCGTGGACCTTGCGGCCCATGGCCTCGCTCACCCCGGCGCACGTGGTTGACATTTTGCGCAGGGCGAGCCTTGGCGACGCCAAGGAGTATCTGCTGGCCGCCGCAGACATTGAAGAGAAAGACCTGCACTACCGTTCGGTGTTGCAGACCCGCAAGCTGGCCGCCGCAGGGTTGCCGCTGTCCGTTTCTCCAGCCGACGAGACGCCCGCCGCCGAGAAGGCTGCGGAGCTTGTCCAAGACGCGCTGGAGAGGCTGGACATCCCCGCCCTGCTGGTGGGACTGCTTGACGCGCTGTCCAAGGGGTATGCCGTTGCGGAGATTCTCTGGTCCACCCAGGGCGGCCGGTGGTTGCCCCAGGACGCGCTGATCCGCGAGCCGCACTGGTTCCAGTTCGACCGGGAGACCGGCCGCCATCTGCGTCTGTACGACGGGTCGCCGGATGGCCAGGAGCTGCCGGAGTACAAGTTTATCTGCCATGCTCCGAGGATTCTGGCGGGCATTCCGATCATGGGCGGCCTCGCCCGTTCGGCGCTGTGGGCGTGGGTGTTCAAGAGTTATGCCCTGCGCGATTGGGCGGCATTCGCCGAGCTGTACGGCCAGCCGCTGCGCCTGGGCAAATACGACGCCTCGGCCACCCAGCAGGATATTGACGTGCTTCGCCGGGCGGTGATGGATGTCGGCTCCGATGCCGCCGCCGTTATTCCCGACAGCCTCAAGATCGAATTTCAGGAGTCGACGGCCAAGACGGCCAGCGCGGACCTGTACCAGCGCCTGATCGAATATCTGGACCGCCAGGTGAGCAAGGCCGTTTTGGGACAGACGCTGACGACAGACCAGGGTTCCAGCGGCAGCCTTGCCCAGGCCACGGTCCACAACGAGGTTCGCAGTGACCTCTTGCGCGCCGACGCACGTTCTTTGTCTGCGACGCT